CTATTGTATTATATTCACAAACCGATGTGATGGAAGGTGATACTTGTATTCCAAGAAAAAATCTATATCAATATGGATATAAGATATATGAATTACAAAGAAAACAAAAAATAAACGAAGATATAATGATACATAAAGACAGTATGATTATATATAAAAATGAGCAAATAAGATTATATAAATCAAATATATTTGAAAAAGATATTATAATTTCAAATTATAAACAAAATGATAGTTTAAAAAAAGATTTAATTAAATTACAAGAAGTAAGAATAGAAGAGTTAGAACCAAAATGGTATAATAATGATCCAATGTGGTTTGGTGTCGGTTTTGTTTTAGGTATTATTGTTGTTTTATTATAAAAAGTAATGAATAAAAAAGTATTAGATAGTTTAAAACCAGAGCTAGAAAAGTGTAAAAATGATATAGTTTATTTTTCTAGAAAATATTGTAAGGTAGAACATCCAACAAAAGGTATTATACCATTTAATTTATATGAATTCCAAGAAAAGTCATTAATTGATATAATGAAAAATGATAGAAATATCATTTTAAAAGCTAGACAAATGGGTATTTCTACTCTTATAGCAATGAGATGTCTTCATATGATGTTGTTTGATAGAAATAAAAATATACTTGTTATAGCTATAAGTGAAGATGTTGCAAAAAATTTAATTATGAAAGTTAAGTTAATGTATGATAACTTGCCTCCGTTTTTTAAAATGATGATTCCTAAAAAAGAAGATAATAAAACTTCTTTGGTTTTAAAGAATGGTTCTCGTATAAAGGCAAAGGGTTCATCTCCTAGTGCAGGTAGATCTGAAGCATTAAGTCTTCTTGTAATAGATGAGTGCGCATTCGTGGATTCAATCGAAGAAATTTGGACATCAGCACAAGCAACTCTATCCAGAGGTGGTTCTGCTATATTACTATCAACTCCAAATGGATCTTCGAATTTATTTCATAGAATATGGATGGATGCTGAGGCAGGTAAGAATGGTTTTAATTTTATAAAATTACCTTGGTATTTACATCCAGATCAAGATCAAGCATTTAGGGATAGACAAACATTAGAATTGGGAGAAAAGAAGGCTGCCCAAGAATTTGACTGCGATTTTGCTTCATCCGGTAATAGTTTAATAGAACAATATATATTAGATGCATATAAAGAAGTATGTAAGGATCCAATTGAAACTAGATATAATAATGACCTTTGGATTTGGGAAGAAGCAAATAATAAACGAAACTATATAGTATCTGCCGACGTTGCTCGTGGAGATGGTTTGGATTATTCTACTATGCAAGTAATAGACATAGAATCATTAAAACAAGTTGCAGAATATAAAGGGCAGGTTGATACTAAAGTATTTGCAAATAGGTTGGTATCTATATCAAGAGAATATAATAATGCAACATTAGTTATAGAAAATAATAGTTTGGGTTGGGGTGTAATTCAAGACGTAATAGATTCCGGATATAATAATTTATACTATTCTAAGGGATCGGTTAATGTTATAGATGATCCTAGTATATCTTATAAATATGATTATACATACACAAAGGATGGTATGAAACCTGGATTTTCTATGTCACATGTTACACGAGAGTTAGTTATAGATAAATTAGCATTATATTTTAGAAGCACAGATGAAAACGGATTATATACTACTACACCAATAATAAATTCAAAAAGACTTATAAATGAATTATATTCTTTTATATGGGATGGTAAAAAAACACAAGCAGCAAAGGGATATAATGATGATTTGGTTATAGCTATGGCAATTGGTTTATATTCTAGAGATTTTGCGGTTAGAGTTAGAGGTGGTGGTAGTGATTATAGAATTAGTATGTTAAATAATTTTAAATCAATTAAAAAAACGACTTATATGGAAGATGAGGATCCTTGGAAAGTTAAGGTTGGTAATAATGAATTATTTGATTTACGATCACTTCTATAGTTTTTCAATATATTTATATATAATTAAAAAAATGAGTTTATATGGCAACTTTTAGAGAAACATTAAACAACCTATTTTCTGGTAATGTAATATTACAAAGAGATGGTGATAAAAAAATAAGGATAATAGATCCAAACCAAACCCAATCTGCTGGATCATACTATTCTGCTGATAGATATAAGCGTTTAATACAACGACGTGGCTTAGGTGACTATGAAAATAACGCATATAGTTTTAATCAAGAAAGAATGGATTTATTTAAAGACTATGAGTTAATGGATAGAGATTCTATTATATCTGCTGCATTAAAAGTATATGCTGATGAAGCAACTCTAGTAAATGAGCATGGTAATATGCTTGTAGTTGAAACGGAAAATCAACAAATAAAAACTATACTAGAAAATCTATATTATGATATTTTAAATATAGAAATGAATTTATGGAATTGGGTTAGAGAAACATGTAAGTATGGTGATTATCCAATTTTATTAGATATTAGAGATGATTTGGGTATAGTTGATGTTATGTCATTATCTCCATATATAGTTGAAAGAGTTGAATATGCAGATGATAGTGGTAGAATAAGTACATATTTTAAAATTCGTGATGAGAATAGTGAATATGGTGGTTACTTTAATAAAGATAGATATGAAGAATGGGAGATAGCCCACTTTAGATTATTAAGTGATTCTAACTTTTTGCCTTATGGTAGATCTATACTTGAAGGTGTTAGAAAACATTGGAAACAAATATCTTTGATGGAAGATGCAATGATGATTCATAGAATTACCAGAGCACCACATAAAAGAATATTTAAAATAGATGTTGCAGGTATAGAACCATCAGCAATAGATGCTTATATGGAAAGAGTATCACAAGAATTAAAACAAGTTCCAATATATAATCAAAAAACAGGAGAATATAATCTTAGATATAATATTCAAAATTTAAACGAAGATTTCTTTATACCTGTTAGAGGGAAAGAAGATGGTTCTATGATCGATACCTTAAAAGGTATGGATAATAATAATATGATAGATGAGATAGATTATTTAAAAAATAGATTATTTGCAGGATTAATGGTTCCAAAATCATATCTTGGTTTTGAAGATGAAACATCTGGTAGATCTAGTTTAGCCGCACAAGATGTTAGATTTGCAAGATCGATAGAAAGAATACAAAGACAAATCGAATCAGAATTAAAGAAAATAGGATATATACACCTAACAACACAAGGATTTAAACTATCAGATCTAACTAGATTTGATGTTAAGTTAAATAATCCGTCCATTATATATCAACAAGAAATGTTAACATTAATGCAATCTAAAATAAATGTATCAAAGCATATGCTAGATACTAATTTATTTTCAAAAGATTATATATATAAATTTATTTATAATCTAAGTGATGATGAAATTGAAATTGAAAAAAATAGATTAATAGATGATAAAAAAGAAGCGTTTAGATATAAGCAAATAGAGTTAGAAGGGAATGATCCTGTATCTACTGGTAAAGCAATATCAAATGGACAAGAAACAAGTAATCCGGTTGGTAGGCCACCTGAAGGAGATAAGTATAATTCTCACGAAAATAACTTTACATACGATACGCTTGGAACAAAGGAAATGATGAGAAATTCCAATATAAAAAATACATCATATGTAAAGGATAAGGGGCAGCAATAATTTAAAATTATTTTTGCTTATATTTATATTATAGTAATATGTTATCATTTCAAACAAATGATTTGGTATATATAAAATGTTATATTAATATAGGTTGAATTAATAATTTAGAGAAAATATATTATGACTAATAAAAATAAACATTCTAAATATAGAAATACAGGTCTTTTGTTTGAATTTATGACTAGGCAAATAACGGATGATATATTAAATGAAAAACAATCATCAATATCAAACATAATTTACAAATATTTTAAGCAAGACTCTGAAATAGCAAAGGAATATAGTTTATATAGAACATTAATGGATACAACATCTGTATCCGAAACAAAAGCAAAAATACTTTTGGATAATGTATTGGAGATGTCTAAAAAAATAAATAGACAAAAATTAGATAGAGAACGATGGAATTTAGTTAAAGAACTCAAAGAAACGTATGATATTAAAGAATTATTTAAATTAAAAATACCAAATTATAAATTATTAGCATCTATAAACTATATAATAGAAAATGGATATTCAGAAACAGATTCGGCAGACCATATATATTATGTATTAGATCATCTTACTCATATTAAAAATAGACAAGATTCTACAATACAAGAGTTCTTAAATAGATCTTCAGAAGAAAGAGAAAAGATATTGAATCTTTTTATAGAAACTTTTAATAATAAATTTTCATCTTTATCGGAAAAACAAAAGGATTTGTTATCGGAATATATGAAGAATGTTTCTAATAATAAACGTATGGTAGAATATATAAGAACATCGGTTCCTAGTTTAAAATCTGAAATTTTAAAAATACAAGAGGAATATACTTTAGATGATGCAAATTATTATAAATTAAATGAAGTAATATCTATTTTGGATAATATAGTTACTTTGGATAAAATAAATAATAATCACGTATCTAGTTTATTGTATATATATGAACTAGCAAATACAATGGAGATTAAATAATGGACTTTGTAAAATTTTTATATGAAAACAAAATAGAAGAAGACGGAGAAGGGGGTGTTGTTTCGTCTGATGGTGGTGGTGATTCCGAGGGAAACACTTCGGATTCTACACCTGGTTATAATATTCCTTATGCATTTGCAAAAAAGTGTGGATGTAAAAAAGGAGCATCATGTGGTTGTAACAAAAAATTGAAAGAAGCAACCTATAAACAATACAAATCAGATGAATCATTTACAAATGATAAAGATAGATTAAATAAAACTATAAAACTATTATACTCTGATATGTGTAAAGTAGAGCAAATGTTGCGTCATGCATCTAAACTTAAAAATGAAGTGGGTATGGATAATAAACATTTGTTATATGGATCTAAGCAAAGAATAACAAAATTAAAAGATAAATTAGAAAAAGTTAGTGAATTAATAAGCAATTTATATACAGAAAAATAAAGGTTTTATATGAAATTCGGTGTTGTCAATAGAGGCAATGAGGGTATAGATTCTATGCTAAAAAGATTTAAAAAGAAACAAAAAAACAGTAACTTTATAGATGAAGTCCAAAGAAAAAAATATTACATTAGTAAATCTGAAAAGAAAAATAGTGTAAATCAAAAAAATAAATTTATAAAAAAGAAAATGGAAAAGGAAAATGAAACCTCTAATTCTAGATTATAACATATTCAAACCAACAAAATCGTTTTTAACAGAGAATGCTGGTTCCAATTCTACTATGATAGTGGAAGGTATATTAACCACAATAGATAAAACAAATAAAAATGGTAGAGTATATCCTAGAAGAATATTTGAACGTGAAGTTAATAGATATATAAAAGAATTTGTTAATGAAAATCGTGCTTATGGAGAATTAGATCATCCAGAATCAACAATTGTTGAGGCTAAAAATGCATCTCATATTATAACTGATATTTGGTGGGAAGGTGATAATGTTATGGGTAGATTAGAGTTATTAGATGATAATCCTGCAGGTATGATAGTAAGAAACATACTAAAAAGGGGTCATAGATTGGGTATATCTAGTAGAGGGGTCGGTTCTACTAGACAAATAAACAAAGAGTCATATGAAGTTGGTGAAGATTATGAATTGATATGTTGGGATTTTGTAACTAATCCTTCTAATTATGGTAGTTTTATGAATCCTGTAAGAGAAAGTGTTATTACTGAAAATTCAACCGATGTATTATTAGAAAGAAAAGAAAAACAATTAAACGAAATATTTTATAATATATTTTGTAGTTACAATCAAAAATGCGGATTAAGATAATGCCATCTAAATCAGATAAACAGAGAAAGTTTTTTGCAACTGCATTAGCATATAAACGTGGTAATATATCTAATGTTAGTGATGACATAAAGAATGTTGCAGATTCTATGTCAGAAAAAGAATTAGAATTATTTTCTAAAAAAATAGATAGAGAAATATCTAATGAAAAACAAGATAGAGAAATACAACAATATTATGATGTTATAGATGATTTTATATTAGATATTATACTTAACACCATGGATTCCACTTATATAAATGAAGCAGAATATAATGGTAGAAAAGTACAACTAAATAAGATAATGCGTGGAGATTCTAAAAAATTCAAAGTTTATGTAAAAAATCCAAAAACAGGAAATATAGTTAAGGTTGATTTTGGACAAAAAGGAATGAGAATAAAAAAGAATGATCCGAAAAGAAGAAAGGCATTTAGAGCAAGGCATAAATGTGATCAAAAAACAGATAAAACTAAGCCAGGATATTGGGCTTGTAAAACTTGGTAGGAAACTATATGAATTTTGTAGAAATACTATTTGAAAATAAAATAGAAGATAAAAACGATATAATATATCAATTGAAATTGGGTGTTGAAGTAGAAAAGGAACATACCGATGATCCAATTGAAAGAATAAAAATAGCAATAGATCATTTAAAAGAAGATCCAGAGTATTATAC